TGCTTCTTCAAATGTAGAATAATCACCATCCCTATATTCGTCTACAAATATATTATACCAGAACAATCCAAATCTTTTGTGTTGTGGGTAGTATCTGGTTGAGTGTCCGTCTGTTACTTTTTTGATGCGATAGTTCTTCATATATCATAAGGTTGTTGAGGGTCTCGGGTCCAGAGTTTAGAATACACTAACCATTTCTCTTGCTTGTTATCCATCTCGGCATACCAGTGATGTCCATCCACATCAACAGCATCAAGATAATGAATACCTTTGCGGTCATCAATCACACGGGTGACTGATACAAACTTTACTTTTTCAACCATAGTCAAACTCCGTCTGGTAGATTTCCTGTTAAAGCAAGAATAAGAGAAATAATCATAATAAGAACAAGTCCTATTGGTAGTGGCCATTCTGGTTTTTCTGGGTCAATCATAATCAATTACCGTTAATGATGTTCCAAAATTGTTTAGAATTAGCACCAGGAAGATGTGGTAGTTTCTTCTCCCAGTATCCTGTGATATGATAATACCACGATTTTAGCACATATGGAAGTTTCATAGTGCTTCTTCACCCTCCCAGTCAATCTCAACATCTTCAAACTGTTCTACATTAGTGTAAGGCATAGGATTTGCTGGTCCTCCCATCTCATAATGGATTTTATCAAACAATTCATTAAGCACTAAACTCTCAAATGCTTCTTGGTCTGGATAATCCTCCCAGTCATCAAACATTTCTTTTGTAGGAGTAACTGTGAGAGTTCTTGTGTATGTGACTGTGATTGCTTTGAGTGGGATTTTCATCAACTTTTTACCTCTTCAGGTTGAACATAAAACAACTCATCACGCCAGTTACGACCAGCAATATCAAAAGTAAAACCTACTCGTCCAATAGAGAATAGAAAGGAGAATAACCTACCATATCCCATACTCATTTGAAAATAAGGCCATTCAATCCAGTTACCATACTCACCATAATCAAAAGCAAGTTGAAGAAGTGAGTATCGTTTTGTGGTAAGAAGAGTCATATAATACTCTTTACCATAGTCATTTCTTATACCGAACTGAATTAGTTTCATTGATTTAATTCCTCTGCAAGTTGAATCATATCGTTTTTATCCAAAACAATTCTACCATCTTGTGCGTTATAAAACTGAATATTTTCTGCAGCAATAAAAAGAATTGCTGCTACAAGTTTCTCTTCAGTATCAGCACCATTATTCCGATGCTCCCATACTGCATTCATAAACTCTTGTGCTCGTGTAGTCATTTATAACTATCCCCCGTAGATTGTTCCTGAAATACAAAAACCTCACTCACAGAAAGCATTACATTATCAACGATTGATTGAACTATTGCGTCTTCTGTGGGTGTTTCAGTGTGCTTGAATGCTATACGATAACCCATCAAGGCACCCTCTTCCACTGCTCGTACCATTATAACATAGGTATTTGGTTTCATTTTGCTTTACCGTGCAGAGGACAATCACCATTTACCCACTTACGGCCATCGGGCATATCTTCATTATCCATTACAGGACACTTACAACCCATCATTACAGCAGCATTACTACCAGGAACAATACCATTCCATTCCTTATGCTGCTCTGCCGTCATTGCTTCCATTTCTTCTTCAGTATAGTCTGGATTATCAGGTTGCTGACAGCGTGAGAGTTTTGCTTTCAGATCATAAATCTCATCCCCCAACTTACGAAACTCTTTTGCATAATCCTCTGACAGTTTCATCTCATACTCTTCAGCAACCTTACGCATATCCTCTTCACTACGCATATCATTAAATGCAAGCGAACAAGCACCTTTCATAATACCGATTTCATTATGTCCCATCGTGCGGGCAATATTTCCAAAGAAACGAAAGAGTTGAATGCTGTTAATATCTTCACAAGGAATCTCAAAGGTATAATGTTCCTCAGGAAGAGTTTCATCATCATAGATTCCAGACCCAATATAACTAGGAGTCCATTCTGTGTCGAAAGAAACTTTGAGACGTGCTTTGTAGGTCATTGCTCTTGACTTGTATGAGCCTACTATAAAACCCCTGACCGCGAAAGTCAAGGGTGAGTGGACGGTTTTTAAACTGGTCTATGTTGTTAAAAGTTTTCTACATATTCGCCTACAACTTTGACTATTTTCATCACATTCAGTTAGACATTCAAAATAATCATTCATCAAATCTTGTTTTTCTTTAAACTCATCAATAGTTTTTTCAAGATGTTGCCAACCCGAAAGTTGATTAAACGAAATTAAATTGTGCATAATGTCCTCCACGCACAAAGAATATCATAACAAATAATTTTCAGTTCATTTTTATGACCTTACTATTCTACCACTATCTATGTGATTTGTCAGGAATTCTTAACATAACTATACTTAGAATGTATATTCTCTCCACTCTTGAATGGAAGTATTGCTCAAGATAAATTGCATTTTGTTGTAAGGAGGTCTTGGTTTTCTTGCAAGTTTCATACCAGTTTGCTCTAACAAAGTATGACCTTTCTTAGTATTACAAGAACTACAAGCGACTACAAGATTTTCCCAAGTGTCTTGACCGCCACGACATTTTGGAATTACGTGGTCGATTGTAAGTTTTTTTGTTGAACCACAATATTGGCAGGTATGATTATCTCTTTTATAAATCATTGCCCTTGATGGTTTTTGAGCGACAATTTTGGACAAAGGAACCTTTACATAATCAAGAAGGCGAATTACCCGATTTGATAGAACTTGTGCTTTTTCTTTAAGTAGTAATACGATTGCTCTTTTCCAACTCGTAAGATTGAGTGGTTCAAAAGAAGAATTTAATACTAAAACCATTGTATTCGGTTGGATTTTTATTCCAGTCATACCTTTTAAGAGGCTTACATTATCTAGTCACGTTGTCTCCAGTCATCTGGTTTGTCACCTGTAAAGAAATCAATAATATCATCAGCACCATTAAATCCTGTGCGATGATTTGATGGATCTGGATCTCCCAAATCAAGAGCATTCATAAAATCGTCTAGACTACCTTCCTGCATATTAGGATTAGCAGCACGGCGTCTTGCTTGCCTTAAAAGTGTTGCTGCAGAACGATTTGCTTTTGACAACTTTTCTACCCAAATCATCTCACTTAATTCTACGGTTTCTCCTTTTACAATTTTTTCGCAGATTGCTTCAACGCGAAGTCTGTACTGAGTGGAGAGCATATGTATTATTCAGATAATGATTATTTATTTCTCGATTCTAACTCATCCATCAATTCCTTTGCAAGTTTATATGAGCGTCTCCACATCAAATACTTCACAATAGGGTTTGCAGGATTATGAAGAATCCACCACTTTGTCTTTTCGTATTGTACTCTTGCCAGTTGAGTAAGCATATAAAATGCCCTTGCTACTGATTGGTCTGTAATAATCAGATAAGCAACACAAAAGAAAATAATAAAGTAAATGTATGTTGAATTCATTTTATGGATTATGATAAGCTTTCAAATCATAAAGATATTCGAGAATATTCACTTTCAATGCTTCAAGTTCTTTTTCACATTGTAACTTTTTGGCAATCGTCCTAATTTCTGGGTGATTTGTTTGCAAATCTTCCAACATCAAATCAAGTGCCTGAAGTTCTTTTTGTGTCATTTGGTTTTATGATTAGAGGACAAGTTGGAATTGATTGCTTAATAACTTGAACGATTTCTATTCTTTGTTGATTTGTTAAACCAACTACTCTACTTAGTCTACCAATAATAGAAAATGCATCATAGCATGATATGGTTGTTGTAAGAAACAGAGCAACCATGGCGGTTTATTTAATTCTACTACTATTTAACATCAAAGCAAATATTTTCTTCACCATAGTTAATTACTATCTCTTCTCCAGCAGCAATATCCTTAATAGCAAAATGCTCCATAATCATATTTACATGGTCTCTCTTCCAATCCGCATTTGGTTCATAAGAATGATTGTAAAGACCAATGTCATACCTATAAATCAAAAAATTAAGATTATTTAGTTTGAATAGACCAGTGCTCGTTTCCTGTTTTAGGAACCCAAGTACAGTATTGTCGATTAATTGAGACCAAAAAGAACATATCATCAGTCTCTTGCTCTACTTCCATTGCATGAAGTGATTGCATGATATTCACAAAGCGATTTTTGGCTTTGCTGCTTTTTGGAGTGATGTTGACGAACTTACGTTTGATCTTCATTGTTTTGTTTGTGTTGAATGTACTATAGCACAGAAAAGGGGTCAGTGACGACCCCAATGTGACAGATTTAGAAGTGGTTCATACAAAAAATCTTTCCAATGTTCCATCAAAAGCCCAGTTTTGAATTTGGTTTTCTATTGATTTGTTACAATGTGGACAAGACAATTCTTTTTGGTTAAAAGATATTGGTTGATCCAATTTTGTGACATCGTAAAGATATTGGTATCCAACTAAAACAGAGTTGACATAGAGTTTTTTAAATTCTTCTAGAGAATCTTTCCAAGTTCTTTTAACTTTTGGATTTTCGGGATACCAAATATCAAATATATTTGCAACTTTAATGGTTTCTACTACTGTTTCTAAATTAACATCATAATCTTTAGAGTAATTTAACAGATATTTGCTCATATTATTTTGATATTCAGACCTAATTAATGACCCCGTACCAACGTTAATCCTCACCATTCTTCCAAAAATTTGAATTGGAATTTGAGTGCGAACTTCTTTTGGATCTCGAATCCTACAAACAACACATGTTGTTAAATTGTGAAGGTTAATTCCAGATCTCCCCCTATTGATTACAATCAAAAACCTCACTTGATCCTGCGGATCTTGCAACCTCTTAAACAACTCTGCTGGAGTAGAAACTCTTTCATATCCACCATTCAAATCATGTATACGAATTCCACCACTACTATCTTCTACCATAGTGGCAATCATTTTTTCATTTTCTGAGTATCCAATTGAAAGAAGATAATTTGAAATAACAGATTTGACTTCATCAATGGGACAACCCCAAATTCCTCTCTGGTCTCCAGCAATAAAGAGACCACTCAATTTTGGTACAATATTGTGATCATTAATTGCCAGTTCCTTAAGTTTTGCTTCTCTATCAAACAAAATATCAACACTTTCTTCTACTGAGGATTGGATACAATATTTACCGTTATTTTTAACATAAGGATATTCTTTTGTGTTATTGATCCATGCTTGTGAAGAAAGAATTACTTCCAATTTGGCAAGATCACTACAAACCTGAAACATCGGAGAAAGATACTTATCTCCTTTATGGTGTTGAGTAGGTGTTGCAGTAAATCCCAAGATTCTAGGATTTTCTTCCCTCCACCTCATAATCCTACGAATAGTCTCTGCACTATATTCGGAATGATAACCAAAATTGATGATATATGCTTCTGGACCTTCATCCCCACAACCAGTAAATTGATGAGCTTCTTCAATACAAAGAACAGATTTCTTTGCATATTTGACAAGTCTATCAAAATTTACAGTATAGTAAGTATGAGTACAAGAAATACAATATACAACATCATCATTATCTTCAGTTACGTCAAGAACAGATGATACTGGATTATCCAAATATCTAAATTTATATTCACTATTGCTCAATTCTTTTACATTTTCAAATGTACCATCATTAGCAACTTCATTAGTTGGGGAAAGTCTAATAATGTACTTTAAATCTGGAAATGCCTCTTTAAGAATTACTGGCATTTCTTTATCTTGGAAAAATGATTTTCCACATCCTGTTTGGAGTTGAAAGATTTTAATCTTATTGTTTGTAAAATCTTCGCTAACTACTGTTTTTTTAAAATCATCAGCAAACTGCTGATATGCTGTTTTTTTCATAAATTCCTAATTGCTTTTACGCTGATTAATTTTTAAGAGAAGTATCTCACCTATTGTTTTACCAATAGGCACTTTAAATAATACCTTTGATGTGGCCTCTGCCCCCATCCATACCATTTACCTTTCTTTCCGTTATGATAAGGTGGAATCTTCCCTACAGAGTAATATTGTTCTGCAGTTAAATCATAAACATTCTCACCATTCTGCAACCACCAATGATAATCATCACGGTAATCTAATCCAGCCATTGGAACTAACAAGTCAGTATCCATTAGATAAAATAGTGCTTGAGTAGAATGATAGCAATGACCGTACATTGGATTGCTTTGGTTCTCTTCACGATACTTAGGTGTAAGAAGGTCTGGTGTTAGATTTCTGCGAATCAATCCCATAACCAAACTCATATTTGCTTCTGAGTATCTGTAAGGTTCAAAAGTCAATCTCCTTGTCTGAAAGATTTGCTTATCTTTATACCTATGTCTCTCTACTACTTTCATAATGTCTTTATGTTCTTTAAGTATCTAGAGCCATCTTTATCAACCCCGACAAAGGTATTCTAGAGGGATTGGTTGGTGTCTGTCAAGTAGTCTAGATATTCCCCATAAAGAACTTCTTCCATTTGAAATGCTTGTACCTCCCATGGTTGCTCTGAATAGTCCGTATCACTGAAGTCTATGCCCCTCCAGTACCTCTTTCCTCTCTTATCCTTAAGAGCACCCATAACGTGCTGATAAACGTGCCAGAGTTCGTGTAGAAGGACAGTAGTGTAGTGTTCTGGAGTCATCTGATTATGCATTTCAATCTCAAATGCACGAGGTCTCCAATCACAATCAGTGACTCCTACCCAACCATAAACTTCATCACGCAGCATCCCACGATGATTGACAGTAATCTCAAGTTTGTGTTTGGGAAGATGTTTAGAAATGAACCAGTTTACAATGCGTTCACAACGACGCTTGCTATAGTTGTACCCACTGGTGTATGATGTAAGCATTAGAATACAAAGTTCAACACTGCTTCAGAAATTTTTGTAGTCCAGTGAATGAACCATACAAAACTTCCGACGAAAATCAAACGATCAAATGTAGAGTACCTCATCGGTCTTGAGCGATATGTACCTATTATAAAACCCACCAAGTCAGTTTGGTGGGTCAGTGTGCCAGTTTTTTAAGTGTCAGTCTGTGTCGAAGAAAAACATTTGCCACAATCTTGCGTTTTCTTTTATAGTTCCAAAGTATTGTGATGCGGAATGAATAGCACTAGCATCAAAAATTACAAGACGGTTATAGACATTCCCTAGAACATCAACTGGTTCAAATGGAGTTCCATCTAAATGTGCGTCTCCAGGAACATCTTTCCAAGAAACATCCCACCCCTCATCAAAATAAGTTCTTGCCCTGGTTTTTTTATGTGCGTATAGAGTAGTTCCACATTGATAAGGGGCATCTGGAGTAAGATACAACATTCCACCCCATTTTTGACTATCACAATGATATACTAATGGTTCTCCAGCCCATGCGATTTGGAATCTACCATTCATTCCATAATCTTCCCATTTTGTGATGGTTTTTCCCATAATTTTCTCAAATCTTTCTTTGAGACCTGGGAATAAGAATTGTTGTTCTGTGCGCCTACCAATAAATCCCCTGCCAAATCCACCTTCAACATAATCTTGATTTAGTGCAAACTCTCTAACTACATTTGGATTTTCGTAAAAGTTATCTACAATCCAAGAAGTCGGTTTGGAGTTTACGCTTAATTTAAAAAAATTTGGTTCTTCTCCTGATGAACTTAAAATATATTCTTTCGCGTGGTGTATCCCTTCAATAATTGATTTCATCTTATTAATAATATTTTCATCAACTAAATCTGGATGTACCCACCAATCTTCAAAATTGGACTTTCCATCGGGTGATAAATCATTCGCCACCAATGTATAACCTTTACTTTTTAGAAATTCTCTTGATTTTTCTCGGAAAGATCTTGTGACATCCACATAATAATCATGTTCATAAGTAATCACTGCAAATTTGTATTTGTCAAAAGGAACTCTCAACATACACTCATAAGTATTTTTTGCAGGTTCAATATCTAACTGAAGATAATCAATAGTATTTCCTTCAAAGTTTTCTTCTAGTAGTTTTTCATAATTAATTGTCAGTGCATTGTCATGAAGCAGTTTTGCACTTCTATTATTTCTGTAGTTGTTTATAAACTTTTCATTATACTCAATAGAAACACCAGTCCAACCAAAAGTCTTTTCAAGTAGCGCAGTATTATTACCCTTAAATGGGTCGGCACCACCAATCTCAAGGAATGTTCCATTCTTCTTTCCATTGAGCATTGAAAGAATAAACATATCTTGATAAACTTGAGAATAGTTTCTCTCAATGAAGGATGAGTTATCAAACTTAAATTTTAGTTTTGAGTGCTCTTCTTTTGTATAAGTATGAAATGCTTGAGATTCTGGACCTGAACCAAGACGAGTTATATTATCTTCTACTGATCTTTTGTGAGTTTCATCCATTTCATTCCAATGATTATCAACTAAAGAATGAAAAAGTTTTCTAGATTCCATTCCTCTTCCCCACCACCAAGCAGAAACTGCTTTCTGGAAGATGAGTAGATATTTTCCTTTGAACTCTGGAAGATCTAGTATATCGTCTATGGTTTGTTGAAGACCTAGATTTGCATATGTGTAAGAATTTTGCCATTCTTGTTTTCTTTCGTAAAGCAATGAAAGAAAATAATATGCTTCTGGTCTTTGTGGAAGAAGATTGAGAGCATTCTCTAGAAGTACTTTTTCTGTACCATCTCTTGAACCCTGTGATTTATAACAAAATGATGCTCTTATCAACGCTTGATATGCAATATTTTCATCTTCTGCTCTTTCTGCTGACCTCAAATAATAAGTATGAGCAGGAGCGGTATGACCTTCGTTTTCATACCATTTTGCAAGATTATAGTTCTTTTCTGCGTTTTCAGTATCTAAACTAAATTCAAGTAGTTCATTCATTGATAAAATCCTCCACCAAAGATTGCGAAACTTTTAAAATATATGCTGCGTTATCTTGTGCTCCAAAAGTAATCAGTAAATCATCTCTATATTCTGCTAAACCACAACAGAATTCTATTTTCATATTGAGAAAAGAAAATAGTTTTGAAAGCTTTTGATTTTTAAAGTCTTTATCCCAGTAAACAAATCGGTGACGATATGTTGCGTTTTTTCTTCCTTGCTCACTATTATATAATTCAGTCTCATGAATTAAAGTTAGATATCCATCTTTCCACTTAATAACTTGAGAACCACCTCTCATGTCATTCATTCTTTCAGTTTTTGAATTAGTTTCAAACACTTCAGTTTCGCCACCATTAGGATCAAATTTCATTAAACATGTTGGATTAGTCCATTTTAACAAATGGAATGGATTGCCCTCAATAGGAGTGCAATTTTTCATGCAATATTCATTATCTGGCGGCGGTCCTGGAATACGATATCTAGATACTTCTTTGACTTCCGAATCTGTAAATTCAAGTTCTGAAAGTTCCATCCTCCCAGTTCCTTTTGTATCTAAATCTCTTCTTACTCCGCAAATGTAAATATGATTTCCCCAGTTGATCAATCTACAGTCTTCTAAACCAACAAATTCCCATTGTGGTTGATATGTATCAAATTCAGAGGTGTCTACTTTAGTAGAATAAACCACCTCTAAATTTTCATCAAGTTCCGCAATATAATTTGTGGTCCGTAAATGCATATCATTCTCTGGATGAATGTATGACAATGGACCCCAAAGATGTTCAAATCTATTCAATTCTGCATGATAAAGCGTATAGTTGACATTTCTAATATTTACTATTATCTTGTCATTTACTACAAGGACTGATGGATTTGTGAGAGATGGTCCTGATAAATCTTGTGGTTTTATAAGTAATGGTTTTACTTTCCCACCATTTTCAAGGGCAAGTTTTACAAAGTTCATTTAATTAATCAAATCACACTAATCTTTTTAGTATTTATTTTGCCTTTATTATGCTTGAGATTCTGTCCAGGTAATTCTAGAAGAAACTGTAAGTGGTGAAGTTGCGTTAATTTCTGAGGTATCAACTGGTTTAATTGCAATCGTAAGAAGGTCGGGCCCATTTGGATATTTAAATTAACCCTGGGATTCGGTCCAGGTTACTCGTCCAGCAATTGATCTCTGTTGCCCAGAAATATTTGTGGCGAACACAGTTAATGTGTCGGGTCCATCAGGATATACACCAGGACCACCAAGAATACTATTACCAAGTTCACGAATTATATCAATTGGATAGGTAGTATTTGCAAATCTACCTTGTCCGTCTTCAGCGAAGAATGCCGTAACAACGTCTCCCCCAGTAAATGTACCACCGCTAATACTATGGTCAACAAATTGTGCAATAGATCCGTTGGGAGCTCTTCTCCAGTTAGCAGTATTATTTAATACGCTAGATTCTGCATTAATTCTAACTTCTATACTAAAATTACCACTAGCAGAAATACCAATACTATTAAGAGTTAAAGCAGATCTATTGATTAAGTTTCTAATTCCATAAAATCCAGGAATACCAAAATCAACGCTAGGTGCCAATCGAAGAGTTATAAGAGCAACTCTTGACCCATTAGGAACAAGCTGATATCCTAGTCCTCCAACAGATGTTGATGCGGTAAATAGATATGATTTATCATCTACCAGGCAAGTTACCCGTTCTCATATACGCTTCGGTATTAACATTATTTTGCTTTACTTCATGCACGTAATGAATATATCCATCAGTTGTTCTAATTCCCCAACGGACTTTACCAGCACCATACCAAGAATAATCAATAAATACCATCTGCATTCTATTTGGATCCAGAGTATATCTACTTGGTCCTGTACCATCAAGTTTATCCAAATTAAATGAATCTTGCCTATATCGATCATCTACAGTTTTAACAATTTTAACATCAGTTATAGTTGATGCTCTGTAATCAGGAGAAACTGTTAAAGTACTATCATCAGTTATTTTTGTAACTAAGTAATTTCCACCTTTAATAATAATATTGTCTTCTTCTTTAAGTTGAGTTAAAAACTTTGTATTTGTTCCTATAACTGTAGAAGAATTTTGGTTAATTGCAATTCTTCCTGCTAATTGATTTGTACTAGATCTTTTTACAGCGTACAAATATTTACCATCATGCTCAAAAAATATTCCATTTTGATCATCAAATAATCCAGATCTTACTGTGGCATCATTCCACTCGATTACTTCAACTCTAGGAGTTCCTCCAGGATTAGTATCAGATGGCAATCCACCATTACCAGCACTCACATTTACATTAATTACGAATGTAGTTCTGTTTACGATAGAGGCAACTCTATATTCTCCATTATAGGGATTATTTCCTGCCGTAACGGTAAACCCACTTAATCTAACTTTTGCACCTTGTAGATAAGTAGAAGCAGAAGTAAATCCATGCTCTTGATCGGTTGTAATAGTTAAAGCATAAACCTCATTAGTTCCTGCTTGATAAACATTAGTTAAAACACTCCAAGTAGATGCATCATAAACTGGTCTGAAAAGAATACCTGTAGAGAACATGATACCTTTACCAGACTGGTATCTAAAATACTTACGTGTTTGTCTAATGATTTGACAATTTGGACTATTTGAGGATGGGTTAATTTGAACTCCACCATCCAAATATCTATGAGCAGCAATACCTTCATTTCTAACATAAACAAAAGTAGATCCAGTATTTAATGTTGTGGTACTAGCATAATTCGTTAATTCTCCAGTTTGATACTCAACTTGTGTATCACTTATAACTCTACTTACTTCACGAGCTCCAATCCACGTGGCGGCGCTAGATACTGTAGAATCTACAATATAAATTTTTGATCCAATATGTAAAGAATGATTAGAACTAAACGTTATTCTTGCTCTAGTAGTTCCAGAAACAGATTGAATATTAGTTAATGGTAAAGAAGAATTAGTAAAAAATCCTCCTGTATACAACGCGGTATAATCAGTCTTTTGATCACCGACATATGCCGTTGGTGATCGATGAGAAAATAAAAATTGAGTTGGACTTATTACACCCGTAATCAAAAATGCTCCATCAAGATATAATGCATCTTTAGTTTCTTTTAAAACAATAGGACTACCAATTGCAAAAGGAGTAGCTGGGGCGGATGCAACTGTGACCTGCAAAGCATTAGATGATCCAGTTTGACCCCAAGCAAGTCTAAACGCTTGACCAGTTGTATATGGAGGACTTGGATTTGTATTAGGAGTCCAAGTTGCTAAGTATGCTGTAGCAGGTCCATTACCATCCTGCAATCCAACAAAACCATTTTGTTGTTGGTTAGCAACATAATGAAGTTCAATATTATTTTGCCCTTCATTAAATCTCAATTCAACAATAATACTACTAGCGATTCCACCTAAAGAAGAACCTTCCCATCTAACAATCCAAGTTCTGTTTGGTGCCGTGCCAGTCGTAATATATCCTAACCATTGAATTGACTGGTCTGCAGCATTCCATTTTAAACCTGGCAATCCACTTGGGGCATTTTCAAGAGACAGACCTGAATAAGCACTAGATCCGGCACCAAACGTAAGATATCCATTACTTCCAAAATAAACAGTAGAGTAATTAATTCCTAAAAAATTAATAATAAATGGAGATGGTAAAGCATAATTTGAATCATCAGAACTACCACTAAAGAACTCGGTCATTCCAGCTCTACCATTTTGTGCAAAAGTAATGCTAGTTGCCGAACCACTATACCCAGTTCCACCAGTTGCAGGAACGATACTTATAATATCCGAAGCTGTATATGCTGGTTCGTTTGCTCTCTGGAAGATACTTGCAATGTTATTTTGTAATTGTACAGATTCCCATTTCGTTGCCTGTAATGAATATTCAAAGTCAGTATCCATCAATGCTTGAGGGTTTGATACCCTCATTTTTTCTACAGGATCTTGATAGGTAAGATTGGGAGAAATTTTCTGTTCATTATAATATTCATCAATATAAATCTGCAACTCCACCTAGACCAGAAGACGCAAAGTTATAAATGATCGTATTGGTTGTTGTATTTGTAACTAATAAAAATCTAGACAATTCAACATAACCAGGAATCTGAATATTTCCAACTTCAGAAGCACCTGGATTAAATGTATAATTATAAACAAGTTTCTTTGCCATTATTTGTTTATTTTATTTCCGGTATTTATGAGAATTAACCAAGAGCAATTGAAAATGCTATTACTTGAGATTGAGAAACTCCACCAGAAGCAGTGATGGTAACATTTCCTGTAGATTGGTCAATAGAAATTCCAGAACCAGCAGTTATTGATGTAACTCCAGCACCAGTTAAAGTCTGTCCACCTATTGTGACGGAAGTTGCATTAATTGTTCCAGAATTTCCATTAATCGTAACACCAGAACCAACAGTAATTCTATTACCAGACCCATCTAACGTGATTGAACTACTACCAACCGTCAGTATTCCTGATATTCTTGCATCACCATTAACATGCAAAGAAGTTCCTGATGTACCTACAGAACCAACTTCTAACTTAAATCTAGGTAGTGTGGTTCCTATACCAACTCTGCTGTGAGTTATGTCTACAGTTATATGTTCATTAGAAACTAAACTTGAAGTCTGTCTTGACTTTCCCATTATTGAGAGTAATTTTTAACTATTTAGATTTTTTTGAATGATGTTAAGATTCTCTTTGACAATTTCAATTTCCTTTTGTTGTTCTTTGATTGCTTCAATTAATACACCTACAATATTTCCGTAAGAAACTGACTTAAGACCATTTTCATTTTCAACAACGACTTCTGGAATTACTTTTTCAATATCTTGTGCAATCACACCAATTGATGGTTGATTGTGATTATCCTTCCACTTATACCTTACACCTTCCATTTGTGATACCAAATCAAGTGCGTTTTCAATTAATTGAATATCAGTTTTTTGTGTTCTATCAGATAGTGAAGTAAATACGGTTGCTGATAATGTTCCTGTGGAAGGATTGAAGTTTAATTTAGTACTTGAAGCATAAGTTGCTGTTGGTGTTCCAGTAGAAACATCAGAAAATAGTGGATATCTTGTGCTATTTGTAGTAGTATCATTAGTGATAGATGAACTACCAGAACTTCCAGTAGTGCCTTGAGCACCTGTAGTTCCTTGTGCTCCAGTTCCAGTGGTGCCTTGAGCACCTGTAGTTCCTTGTGCTCCAGTTCCAGTAGTTCCTTGTGTTCCAGTAGTTCCTTGAGCACCTGTAGTTCCTTGAGCACCTGTAGTTCCTTGAGCACCTGTAGTTCCTTGTGCTCCAGTGGTGCCTTGCGTTCCGGTGGTTCCCTGTACTCCTTGATTACCAGTTCTTGAGAATTGAACTGCTACAGATGCACCATTTGAAGGTAAAGAACCTGATATATGCGATACTGGAATTTTATAGTATCCAGACGCTGCAATGACTGAGCCCGTAATACTCCAGATATTAATAAGAGTGCTTCCTGAAGTTGCTCCTTGTACAATTAAGTAACCTTTTTGGGATGAAGATGTTGAATCATCCCAAGTATCATACCAAGTTGTCTGAACATTTGAGTTAGTGTCATTATTATCAATGTATATAAAACTGACAGACCCAATTGTTCCACTATCATACCTTAAAATTCCATTTCCGGGATCCGCATCAGTAGTTGTTGAACTAAATGTATATGGAGCACCACCGGTTGCATCACTTCCTGTTGTTCCTTGAGCACCTGATCCTGCAGCACCTTGGACTCCCTGAGTACCTTGAGCACCTAATGTTCCACCATTGTATGAAATAATATCAATAACATCACCTAATACTGCACCTACTGCCAATACCACAGAAGTTCCATTTGATGCAGTGTATTCTGATTCTGAAAGTCTGACACCATTTAAAAATACGTCAATAAATCCAACCGTATAAGTTACTGAAAAATTAGTCTGTCCAGATGTTGCGGTATATGACGCAATTGACTTGTCATAATTAACACCTGAAGTTCCTTGTGTTCCGTTGGATCCTTGAGTTCCAGTAGTACCTTGAGTTCCAGTAGTACCTTGAGAACCAGTTGTTCCCTGAGTTCCTGTAGCACCTTGAGTTCCTGTAGCACCTTGAGTTCCTGTAGCACCTTGAGAACCAGTTGTTCCTTGAGAACCAGTTGTTCCTTGTGTTCCGTTGGATCCTTGAGTTCCTGTAGCACCTTGAGAACCAGTTGTTCCTTGAGTTCCTTCTGTACCCTGTGATCCAGTGGTTCCTTGAGTTCCTTCTGTACCCTGTGATCCAGTTGTTCCTTGAACACCTTGAATACCCGCATCAAATGGAGTTGTCCAAGAAACTCCAGCACCAGTTGAAATAAGAACTGATCCAGCTACTCCCACCTTTTCATAAAAATCTTTAAGACCAGAACGAAGTCTTAAGTTTCCGCCAGTTATATCTAATTTGTCTGTTGGAGATTGAGTTCCAATACCAACGTTGAAAAAATTATTTCCACTAATCCAAGCAGTATTTCCAGAACCAATTAATAATTGAGTATTTCCAGTTTCACTTGGTAATGAAAGTGTAGATGAAGAACCACCTAGAATGACAACATTTGAACTCCCTGATGTAATTTCATTTCCAGCATAATTTCCTAGAAGTAAATTTCCATTTCCTGATGTTATTGCAGCACCCGCTTGAACTCCAATGCCTATATTAAAATCACCATTTGTAGTAGTAGTACCATAAAGTGATTGATAACCAACAGCAATATTATAAGAACTGTCGGTTCCATCTTGATATTTTGCTTGATAACCTATTGCGATGTTATAATCACCATCATCATGTGCATACATTGCCTCCTGTCCTAAGGAAACATTAGATATACCTGCAATAATACCAAAACCTGCACCAAAACCAATTAAGGTATTTCTTGATCCAGATGTTAGCGCCTCACCCGCTTGATATCCAATTGCAACATTATAATCACCACCGGTAGTTGAATAAAGAGACTGATATCCAATAGCAACATTACCTAATGCACTAGAATTAAGAGTTCCTCCATAAAATGCTTGATAACCAATCGCAACATTATAATCGCAAGATGAAAGATCATAACCGGCTTGATATCCAATTAAAACATTATACTCGCAAGTACTAGTTGCAAGTTCTGCTGCTTGATATCCTGCAACAAAGTTATAATCGAATGAAGTAGGCCAGTGAGTATTAAATCTTGCCGCAGTTACGATACCTGTAAAGTTTGAATTGCCTGTTACTGACAGTATACTAAAAGTAGAAATCCCAGAAATATTCAGTTGCGGAGAACTAATAGTACTATCAGTAACTTGCATACCTCCAGCAGCAAGTCTTACTCCATTTGGTAACTGTGTCGAACCAATACCAATTGCATAGTTACTCAACCAAGCATCAGTATAACCAGCACCAATATCACCACCCCTGAACCACATAATTTTCTTATATGTGTCTGGATTAGTTTCTCCACCAATTGCAAGACTTACAAGTGGAGTCCCTTCAGTTGATGCAATCGCAATACCACCATGGCTTGCAGTTGCATCAGTTGGTGAGAATGAAGTACCAATACCAAGAACAATATCAGCATCAATTACTGTAAGTTGTTGAGTATTAAGTTGTGCTGATGTGCCACCAATAGTAATTGCACCATCAACATTTAAATTGCCGTTGATGTCAGTGTTATTTAAAACTGTCAGTGTATGAGTAACTAACTCGGTTCCATTGAATGTGAGATTAGAAGAACCAGTTGGATTATTAGAACCATCTTTATAAACAACTTGATTTGCAGAACCTGCTACTGGTCCTGTAATACCTTGAATGCCCTGAGATCCTTCAGTACCTTGTGCTCCAGTAGTTCCTTGTGTACCATCAGTACCTTGAGTTCCTGTTGCCCCCTGAGTTCCTGTGGTTCCTTGAGTTCCTGTGGTTCCTTGAGTGCCTTGGGTTCCCTGAGTACCTTGGGTGCCATCAGTACCTTGTGTTCCGTCAGTACCTTGAATTCCCTGAGTACCTTGAGTTCCTTGGATTCCCTGAGTACCTTGTGTTCCGTCAGTACCTTGAATTCCCTGAGTACCTTGAATTCCCTGAGTACCTTGTGTTCCTTCAGTACCTTGAATTCCCTGAGTACCTTGTGTTCCTTCAGTACCTTGAATTCCCTGAGTACCTTGTGTTCCGTCAGTACCTTGAATTCCCTGAGTACCTTGAGTTCCTTGGATTCCCTGAGTACCTTGTGTTCCTTCAGTACCTTGGATTCCCTGAGTACCTTGTGTTCCTTGAGTTCCTTGTAGTCCTTGAACTCCAATTTGAACTACTGTAGTTCCTATTCCTACCCCTAAAGTATCTTGGCGAATAAACAACTTTCCATCATAATGGTTAATAGCTATTTCTCCAAGACCTAACTGTTCGACTGTGGGTGTTTTTCCCTGAACGGTAGACCTTTTAACTCTTATGATGGGATCAGCCATTTATTCGCATAGTGGTAGGGACCTTAGAGATTCTTATATAAGAATCTTAGGTATTTATGAAAAATCTCCTTCTACCTTTGAACTCCTTTTTGGTTTTCTCAATTTTTCTAACTCAGCACTCAAAGAATTTACAGTTGCGGTGAGCGATTCCACTTGAGTTTCCAATACAATATTGCGGTTAAACAAGTCAAATGCCTTCTGTTGGTATTTTGCAAGAACCGCTTTCAAATCTTCTTCAGACATAAAAATACACCCAGTTTTTCTGGGTGTATTTATGGTTTATGAATTAACTTCAGAAAGTCCCAGCGTCAATAGTAATATTTTGTAGATTTCTCGTAGAACCAGTACAAGAAATAACTTGAGATGTTCCAGCGCAATCAGTGACCCAAAGAGAACCAATTTCAATAGGAGCAAATGTGGAAACTGTAATTTGAGGACTGTTGGCATCTGTTCCTCCACCATCACTAATTGCAGAACCAAACTGAAATCTTCCATCTGCGTGTTCCCAAACAACTGCAGATTGTTTTGCGCTATCAGTGTAGTAATTAAAGAGAACTCCAAGGTCCCAAGTCGTTGCAGTTGTTGGTGCAGCACCATCAACAATACCTAGTTGAATAGTGCGGTCTTCTACAGTAAGAGAAGCAGTATTAACTTGAGTAGTGTTTCCATTTACATAAAGATTACCTTGAACTGTTAGGTCATCAGCAATCGTAACATCATTCGCAGCAATCGTAATTGCAGTTGCGCCAGTGTTTGATGATTGAATAGTTGCAGTTCTTAATGTTGGAGCACTTAAGGAAGTTCCAACAACAACTGCATTTGGAAGACCTACAGTAATAGTTTGAGCCGATACTGAGGTTTCAACTTCATTCGCAGTTCCATTAATAACTAAGGTTTGTGAAGTATTAAGAGTACTTGGACCACCACTATCAGCATTCAGTCCAAGAGTTAGATTAATTGCCCCAATCTCAGCATCAACATAATTAATAATTGCTGAAGAAGTGGGAACTGAAGAAGTTGAAGTTCCCGATCCGACTGCAGATGAGAACTGAGTAATGCCAACTCCAGTCCCTACCGTAGTAATACCACTAATAATTAAGTTTCTTGCAAAAGTTGCATCCAAATCAACAAAAGATAGTGTATTACTTGCGTTTGTTGAACTTCTAAAACTATTTGCAATGATTTTACCTTGGAACGATACATCGCCAGATGTATCGTACATATACATCGCACGAGTTCCATTTGCAGAATCAAGATAACCGCTACCTGCAATTAGGTCTCCAGCAGATTTTACATTTCCAGTTACTGTTGAAATAGAAACTGCAACAGTACCATCACTTGCCTGAATGTCATTACCACCAATCTTAACATCTCCAGCAAAAGTAGTTAATGTATTTGATGTTAATGTGATATTAGTATTGCCATCACTCGCTTTAATGTCATTGCCATTGATACGAATATCTCCATCAACAACGACATCGGTAGAGAAAGTTGAAATACCTGTTACGTTAATTCCACCAGAACCAACAATTAATCCACCAGCACCAAAAGTAAGATTTGAACTATCTTCAAGAGCTCCAGAAGTTCCTGCGAGAACAACTCTACCTGCAGTTAAGTCAGAAACTGTTGCAGATGATAGTGTTGTTTCTCCACCAGAAATATCAGCACCACCATTAGCATCAATTGCGCCAGTAAATGTTGATATTCCACTTACTAAAGTATTGCCAGTAAACTCAGCGTGTTGTGTAGTAAGTTTATTAGTACCTGGGTTGTAGTAAATACCGTCATCAGTATAAATTGATTCATTTGTTGCAGAACCATTGTTTGCATCAACAAATGTGATATGATAATTTGCATTGGTATCTGCTGCAGTGACAGTCTTAACCTGGTCTGCTGATGATACATTACCTACTAAAGAACCATAGAAAGTTGTTGCACTTACCTCAGTATCACTAACAGTAACACCTGAACCAACAGCAAGACGAACTCCGCTTGCCATTTGAGTGGTTCCGATTGCAACTCCATAGTTAAACCCAAATGCATCTGTAGAAAATCCAAGAGTTCCACTCTTGAACCACATCATCTGCTTATAAGTATCTGGAAGTGTATTGATTCCAGAAGCAGTAAATGATACTAATGGTGTTCCCTCAGTAGATGCAATAGCTACACCAGCGTGATTTGCTGAGGTATCTGTTGGTGTAACTGAAGTTGTGTATCCAAGTATAATATCTTTGTTTTCAATATAAACATCTTGTCCGAGTAATGTGACTGTGGTTCCACCAATAGTTACATTACCATTTACCGTTAAATCATTCTGAATAATAGTATTATCTTGAATGATTACGCTGCCTGCTGGATCAAGAACAAGATTTCCCGATGAAGTTGTAATCTTATTTGCATCATCAGCACCGATTCTTATATTACTTGCGTCTATTCCACCATCAAATGTACCTATACCAGCAAAACTTGTATGTCTCCACTGCCTTGCACCATCACCTAAATCATAAGTATTTGACGCATTTGGATATAATCCTGAAGTAAACTCACCACCAACATTAATATTATCTCCAGTATCATCACCAAGATTAATTAACCCACCTTTAAATGTTACGACACCAACAAATTCACTATAACCTTGTACTCCAAAGTTTCCTCCAACATAAAGGTCACTTAAGAATGTACCAACTCCAACAAATGTAGAGATTCCTGATACATTCAATGCATCATCAATTGAGGTAAATCCTGTGGCAGAATCTAATATCAGATTTCCAACAGAAGTATCAATTTCATTATTTGTAGATACACCAATTCTTATATTTTTAATCTCTGCACCACCATTGGCATCAAGTAGTCCAGTAAGAGTAGAAATTCCAGATACAAATAAATCAGTAAATGCTGCCTGAGATCCAGGAACTGCAACACCTAAAATACCAGCGTAAACTGCACCACTAACATAAACACTTTTACCGGAAATCCCACTTGGTAAATTTGCTCCAATAAAGTTTAAGGTTCCTGATTGATAATCAAAGAACCACTCATCATCATTTCCAGAACCTGCTCCATATATTTGAGTGCCACTGGAGGCAGCAGATGCAGCATTACCTGGAGTATGTAAATAAACTTTTACAAGATAGGTAGAACCAATTTCTGGAGGAATCCAATCGGTAATATTTGTTTTCCAAGTTCTGTTAAGAGAAGAAGTTGTATCGGCAGCACATTCTACGGGACTTGAAGTTGGATATACTGTTACAATACCAGAGGTGCTCCCTGGCATAACTCCAGGTACTAAATTTGCTTGAGACCAAACTTTATCACCACGGAGAAGTAGTGGACTTGATATAGATTCATTGGTCGCTGCTTTTAGAGTGCCAGTATCTGTTTTAGCCCTACCATAACCAATTTTTTTCCAGAGATAATCAACCTTTTGAGTGTCTGTGATTGCCATTTTGTCTAAATTCTCCTTATGTTATGCTAAGGCTTGTTACCGATTGACCAGAAGCGAGAGCGATTCTGACTAAAAGAACATTACCAGTAGCATTACTTAAGTTTTCACTACCAAGAGTTAAAGTATAACTTCCACTCAAAGAGGTTCCGGAAGATATAACGTCACCAGGCGTATCCGCACATCCATTACTGCCATTACCACCTGCTCCAGTATTTGCACCTGGAACACCTGAACCTGCATATACAGTATCCGCTCTTAACCAACCATTAAGAGTGCTAGTACTATCTATACTTGTTCCAGGTGCAGCAATCCAAAGTCCAGTGATACCAGAAGATGTAATATTAACATTAACATTAGCAACTGCTTGTCTTCTAAATGCAAAAGTGAAATATTGAGTTCCACTTCTGTTAGATGAAAAATCTGGACCAACGGGCAGATATCCAGTTGAATAATTTACTTGATTATGAGTAATATTTCCAAGTCTTACAACTGCTTCTCTAGTTGTAGTAATTCCTGCGGGTGCAGAACCTTCAGAGTATGGATTGTTGGTATAGAAATTAGTTGAACTATTGTATGAAGGAGTATCTGTAGCAATTCCAGGTCCAAAATCGTAAATTCTCTTACCATCATCAGTGTAAGTTCCATTACCTAAACTATCAGAAACTGCAATTGCAAGTTCACTAATTCCACTTTGTGCTGCAGTGTGAACTTGGATATTAGTTCCAATATCACTAGAATATCCACTGATTCCATTTACATTTCTAGCACGAACCTTTACTCTATCAACTGTTCTTACACTTGAAGATGTGATAGGAACAGTTAAGTTACCTAATGTATATGCAGATGAAGTTCCAGTATTTGCATTTGGAATTCCGCCAGTCAACATACTTGAAGAACCATTTATCTGCGAGTATGTGTAATCACTATCAGTTGTACCAGCACTAGAGGTTCCTTCTTGATTTGTACCAGTGTCAACTTCTACAATATTTGACTGGTTAGTATAGGTTTGACCGACTATATTTGTAACTGTAACTCCAGAGAGAGTTAAACTTGGGGACCCAGTATTGTAATATGGGATACCAGAAACATAGCGATAAGTACCAGAAACGTTTTCTGCTAAAGAAGCTCCTGCAACACTAACAGTAGGAGTTCCTGTCATATCGTCTTTAACAAACTCCACAGTATTAGTGTTGCCTGTAGCACTGTGAAGTAACTGCATACTGTTTAAACCAGTATTCAGATTTGAAACTAACTTTGAAACCTTTGCTTTGAAACCTTTATATAATCCAGGGTAGAAGGTACTTGCAGCAAAGGTAGTTGTTGCTCCAGTTGAATTCAATAACTGATAATCACTTTCTGAAGTAATTACCAGACTTGTATAAGTTCCAGAATCATCTCCACTTGTTAGTGTTGTTGAACCATCCGAAGAACCATTTACGTTTGCAGTAAGAGTTCCACTATTCGCATTATAAGCAAATGTGGAGATTGGTCCAGCTTCTGCACTTCCTCCTGTTACACGATTGACATCGTTTCCTGCACTTAGAACTGCACCACCAGTGTTGTCGGTAAATCCAGAAGCAAGTTTTGGACTTGTGCCTACGCTAGTAACATTTGTTAGAGTTTTGCTGCTTAATCCGTCAGGTGCTGCAGGTGAATCATCATAAACCTTAAGTGCTACAGTACCAGTGGCAGGAATAACACCTGGATTTGCGGTGTTATGCGAGTTTAGAGTTAATGTGAGAGTATCAGTACCAGTTGAACTATTTGTGCCCTGACTCCAAGTGTGTTGAAGTCTTGCTGCACCTGCACCTGCTCCACCAGATGCTGAATCGTTTGCAATTGAGTCATTTGAGGAACCATCTCCCCAACCCATCGTATAATCAACTGTTGCGCCCGATGTATTTGTTGTATTATTGTCTAAGTAAAGAGATTCTCCCTCAACAACATATAAGTCATTACCTGAAAGAGCACTTCCGCCACTAGAACCTCTGTATAATGCAAATCCAACTACTGGATTTGGTGTGTAAAGAGTGATGTAATCTGTCTTAGAGGTTGTGAACGAACTTCCCGCACCTACTCCTGTATTATTCTTTGCAGTTAATGTGATTGAGAACAATCCGCCATTAGCATCACTATAGGTGTGGGGGATAGATGCCGATGAATAGTTGGATGTTGTTGTACCGTCTCCCCAATCGACATCATAACGGTTAGCATTTCCAGAACTTGTAACCGTTAGTGTCACTGCAAGTGGAGAACCTCCTGCAAGAGTATTGGAAGAAAAGTCTACATTAGTAACCGCAGTGTTTCTTATGATATTGAATGCGAGTTCATTTAAGTCATCAATACTATCAACAATTTTTGTTGAAGTTGTAAGAGTATTAAGTGCCCCATTACTAGTAATACTAGAATCTGTAGGAGTTCCTAACGTTAACGCACCACCTTCACCATAATAGTTTGTTGCGGTTACAACTCCAGATACAGAAACACTGGGGAATTGGTTAGACCAAGTTAATTCCCCAGTTGAATTTGTTTTTAAGAAGTAAGAACCAGCAGGATTTTCTGGAAAAGTGTATGTTGTGATTCCAGAGAGAGTGTTCGGAGCTTTAAAGGAAATATGATTTGTTCCGTCTTTATCTACAAGATTTAAGCGGAGAGAAGTACTTGCATCTTCTCTTCCCCAATAACGATGAGAACCGAAGAATTTATTACCATTAACAGACGTGTTTAGTCCTACAAATAAATCATATTTGTCAAGTGTTAATGCAGGTTCACCTGGACGAAGAGCAGGAATAGTTGCCGCCGCCCCAATATTACCACGCTTAAACTGTAAGATTGGTGAAGCCATCCGAATACCTTTATGCAGTTTCCTAATTAATATTATTTAGAATATTTAAAATGTTCCACCATCAAGATTAATTTTATTATCTAGGTCAACATCTACACGATCTAGGAAGGCAGTTGCATATCCAACAAATCCAGGTTGTGTTGTTTCTGTAGATGCTGCTGCATTAAAGACTTCATCTGGATTTACATCTTTCCACTTACCAGAAGCAGCATCATACATTAAAACATACTTATCTCTATTACCACTTATCTGTACATCATATAATTCGTTTAAATTTTGTGGCATGATCTCTATCTTAGATGAAAGACTTACTTTGTAATTTTGTTGAGATAACTTGACGTTATAAGTCATACTGATACACTCTCCTCTACCATGGCAGTACCTTTTATAACTTTAATTCTCTTTTCATTTAAAGTAAGCACAACATCAAAATAATTTCTACCTGCTGTTAAATTTGCAGTTTGTTCTGGAGTCAATGTAAGTTTTATTGTTCCATTTCCAGAGGTAATTGTTTTTGCAAACTCTTCGTATGATGTTGAGGTTTGATGTTTGCGAATGGACGCATAAGTTGTTGTGAGTCCTGTTAGAACTGAAGCAGACTGATTCGGATCAAAAAGATTAAAAGTTGCCTCAAAGTGAGTTCCCTTCTCAATGACTATATTTGTAATCTCAGCAACTGCCATTTTTCTTGGGTATTTTTAAGTATTTATCTATCAATATAATTTAATCTCTTTGTAATATGAATTAGTTACTTCATTAATTTTTCTTTTTATCTCTGCTCTTTTATCATTGGTAATATAAACACTTCGAGCAAGTTCAACAAACTTTTCTCCAAAGTCTTGCTTCTTTTCCAGTTCTCTCAATTCATCTTCAATCTTCCAGAGTTTTAAATTTACCTCACGCAATTCATTCATATATTCAAAAGTAAATTGCGTGAGAGTATTTTTAATTTGATTCAAGTCCTCAAGTTCTTTAATGACATATTCATTGTTGGTAAACATAGACTTAATTTCAAGAATTGAAATCTTATCTAATAGTTCACCTACAGATACTGGAATTGTGATTTTCATAATACTTCCTTTACTCTATTTTGAATTGTTTGAATTCTATTTTGCCACCAATTCAAAACTGGCATATTATCTACAGGTTTTTCTAGTAGTGACTCACATTTATCTAATGCATCATTCCAAGTTTCCGCAAATACCCAAGGAGGATTTTCTTCATACTTAAATGTAGATTCAATCTCTTCCTTCGAACCAACGACAACAGGTATAGATCCATTCATAGATGCTTCATAAAGTCTAAAACAATCTAGTGACGAATTGCCTCTCCCACAAGGAACAAATATAGATTTAGAATATATCTTGCACATTAAATCTTTGGGTAAAGACTTTCCTACAAAGTGTTTTGGAATACTTTTGAAAGTATCAATCATTTTTTGTCTGTCTGTTTTAATTTCTCCAAGAAAAGACCAATGTAATTCTTTTTTCTCTTTGAATGATTTGCATCCATTTGTATATCCAAGAGGAATATGAATAGTATTTGGTGTGTAACTATATTGTGGGTGATGATATTGTCTTAAAAACAAATCACAATAATTTCCCAACTGATTGAACTGATGTAGATTTTCCGCAATCAATTCATCAGAAAGGCAAATTATAATTTTTGGTTTTGTTTTTTGAACAATTGATAATATTTGGTTATATGAATGTGCTCTTGATGCAAAAACAAAAACATCCCCCACATCATTTAGATTATGAGAAACTTCTCCTTTGGATAAAATGTCTTTTAATAGAAAGTCAGTTTCCCATAATCCATTTTCAATTACAATCTTCATAGATTAAATGTTGTTTTAATTTCATTGATAATTGTGGGATTCTTGCAAACCACACCTAAACCAAAAGAATGTTCAAATGTAAATTTAGGCATATCGAGTTCATCAAAGAACTTTTTAACTCCATACTCCTTTCCTTCATATTGTTCTACGCAAGTGTCGTGCATTAGAATAATACCATTATCAGAAACAAACTTACTCCAAGTTTCAAAGTCTTTTTTAACGTCTTCGTAGTGATGACTACCATCAATGTGAAGAATGTCAATTTTTTTATCCCAGGTTTCTGCTACTTCATTAAAATCACCTTTGATAAGAGTGACATTATCTTGAAGATGGAGTTTTTCTCTCTTCATATTTACAAAATTATATTGGTAAGAAGAATGTTCTCCAACAAAATCATCACCAACAAAGTTATCAACACCATAAACGTGACCGATTCTTGGAATAGCAAAGGAGAATGTTGAGAACCCATAATCAACTCCCAAATCAACAATTACTTTTGGATTTAAAAACTTAACTAACCATTCGGCAAAATTACGATGACCTGACCAAGCTGTTGCTGGTGTGTCATCAAGATTATTCAAGAAAAGATTGTCAATGGCATCAGTTCTTTCTTTGAGTCTTAATGTATCTGGATTAAATCCTGATGCAAATACAATAATGTTTGGATTTTGTGTAAGTTGACCGATTTTCAGGAGATGAGTGAATGCATTACCCATAGCATTTCCACCAATATTCATTGCCTCACTTACAGCATGGAAAGCATAATTAGATGCTTGTTGAATATTTTGAAGATTCACTAAAGCAATACTAGACATAATGAATACATCAATTCTTACTTCAAAATAATGCTTGAAGATAAACCAAATATAATATGAATTTTCTGGATTATTTTGATACTCTCTTTCACAAATTGAAAGATAGAAAAGTTGCTTATCAATACTTGGTTGAATTGTTTTTGTAATCTTAATTGTCGTATCTACTGCAACTTCACCAAGATGTTCTTCAGTAGGAAGGAACATTGGTGTTTCGTGAACTGCATTAACCCAAGTATAGTTTTTAGTTCTATGAAAACGAACATGTGCTGTTTGACCTAGAGTTGGTTCTTCTTCTCCAACTTTATCATATCGTTCGTGATTAAATGCAGTAAATTCTCCAGAGATTACTTCAAAACCTTCAGGGAAAAACTCATCAAGGTCTTCATTAAAGTCCAGAGAAAAAGCCCAATCTGTTTTTACATAAGAAAGTGCTTGATTTCTTGCTTTGGAGAAATCAAACTCATCTCTGCTTTGAGGATGTTCGTGAACTTCAATACCAGCATCCTTAAGAAGTTGAACCGTATTATCTGTACTGCCAGTATCAACTACAACTGTATGAGAAAATTTCTTTGAATTTTCAATAAACTTTTCAATGTTCTTTTCTTCGTTTTTTGCAATAGCATAAAGTGTGATGTTCATAAAAATTTTTCCCAATCAATACAAGGTGATAATAAGTCTGCTTGACAATGTGTAGAATAACCGGGTAAACAAGAGATTAAATAGTTTCCTCTTTGATTGAGATCTAAAAACTTTGAATGGTCTTGTGTCGGTTCAGTATCTGTTGAATACTTCTGATGTATGTATAAGTCTTTTAAAAGTGTCTTATATTTTACAGCAAAGGTATTTGTAGTGGAAGGAACTGGTTTCCAATGAGAACTTTCAGTAATCAAAATCTTACTCATTAGTTCAGCATACATCTCTTGATACTTGTCTCTGTGGTCGTACAAGGTTACATAAGAAACTGGAAGTGTAAATCCCTCCATTAAAATCTTATCCCATTCTGGGCGGTGTACATAATCATCTTCAAGGAAATAGATGATGTCTTCTGAAGAATGATTTTGAGTTTGAATATATTCTAAAGTTTTAAGAAAACTCTTTGCTTCTCCTCCACAATTGATTGTATAAACATTCTGTTCTTGAGATAGGAAAGTATCTTCTATCTTCCCATAATGTTCGTCATAGATGATTGTGTATTTGGTGGTTTCTGGATTGAGTGTATTCTTAAAGTTTTGGAATACCTTTTCCTTATCCCACCAAGAAGGTCTCTGCTTTCCCGGACTTTCCTGTATCTTTGAGTAATAGCAGTGCCTTAAATATACATTAATTTTTTTCATTGAGTTTCTCCAAATCGTATTCATTCCACCAAGACTTCCAATCAATAAAGAAATCTCTATCATACTCTCCTTGTAAATGAAGTGTTAATGATGGGATAGGTGTAAAGCAAAAATGTCCTCTTTCATAATAGATTTTGCAAATACTATCCATTTCCATTGTTTCACTCACTTCACTGGTTCCCATTTTGTGAAATAAATCCCAGTGCTTTCTTATAATACCTATGTGAGTCATCAAAGTGACTGCTGGATGAATATTAGTTCTCCAATATCTGTCCTTTGATACTACAATATTACAAGAAACAGCAGTATTCTCTGCTTGATGATATTCTGCTGGTTTATTAAATGGAAAGATACTTGCTGGAGCATTTAGATTACAACTAAACTGATTAATAGCGTGTATCATCAGTTCAACAGAGTTTTGTTGATGAAGAAAATCATCCTGAACAAAATATACCCAATCTTTCCCAAAGTCTCTTCCGTGCTCGTAACACCTCAAGATAGAAGGCATAATACCATAAGTCTCAAGATGAGTTAGATTAGTTTTAAACTTTGCGATGGTGATAAGTTTTTTTAGAATATCTAAAAACTCTTTGTCCGAGTGGTCATCAAAGATTTGTAGTTCAATCTCATAATCTGGATAATGTTCTTGTGTGTAATTGAGACTATCAATCAAAGAAAAGATACACCTTGAAGAAACTTCAATCTTTGGTGCCTCACAATATCTTCCAGAATCCTTATCACGATTTCCTTTTGAATGTGTCTGAACAACAACTAACAAATGAGTTTTCATAAGTCAAACTTGGAATAAAGTTTTACATTCTCTTCTCCTATTACATCAATAGGATTTTGTGAAATTTTAGCAAGATTTGGACGAATATCGTGAAGCCCTTTAAGTCCCCATTCTTCATCCTTTTGTTCTCCACAAGCATTTTCAATATTATTAAAAGTATTTGTATGAGATGGAACTTCTAGAAAGTTGTAAATCTTATTAAGTTCTTCTTCTGGATTATTTACAAGAGCATTATATTCAACTAAATGAACCCAATCTGGATACTTATTGAGTCCATAAATCATTGATTCATAAGAAGGAGCAACATAATATCTCCAAATGTATTCGGCACGATTGTTATTTGTGATTGGTAGATTATCTTTTCTTAAATGATTATCAATGAAGTTATTTTCGTGTTGAGTTCTTTCTATAAGTGAAATATAAGATGTAAGAACTTCTGGTATAGAACGATAAGTTGCTACAATCTTTGGTTTGTTAGAAAGAAACATTTGAACTGTATCAAGGTTCTTTCCCCAAAACCGATGCTTATCTAGGATTGTTGATTTTGGAATGTGATTATAAAAGTTTGCAAGAACTGCCTTATAGACATTATAAGAGATTGCCTTGCGGTCAAAGGTGAATTGAATATCTAAAGTATTAAATGATTTCTCAATATCAGTCACTACATCACCCAATGGAGATGTTGGTGATACATAAATGTCTGGATGTTGATTGAGAAGAGACCCAAGTAATGTAGAACCACTTCTTGGAAGTCCTCCAAGAAAATATAATGTC